ATAAAGCACAAGTTTTTTCACAAAGCGGTCGCAACATATCGTGCAGCAAAAAATGAAATTTATTTTTTATGCCCAATCGAATTCTTGACAACTAAAAGATTTTGTGATTGTTTGCGCGGGGGGGGGGTAGGAATAAAACTATTTGTTCCAAATGGTCGTGTAAAGTTCGAATCCGGGGTTGGATTGAATGAACGGTCGCCAGCATTCGGCAGCGTTATATTAAAAATACAAGACTACAACGAACTTGAATTTATCGACATTGATTAGGTTTAAAATAACTTGCCAAAAGATTTAAAATAATTTATAATTCAGTACGTATTTTCTCTGGATACTGTAATTGCCCGTGTTGTGCAGCACGGGTATTTTTATGGGTTTACCTTGCGATTTGGGCGGTTAAACGTGTCGATATGCAACCACGATATATTTACTTCGAAGTTTAACGAATCAAATCGGCTATCTTCCATCAATTCTTTTCGGACTTTTTCATATTCGGATATTTTCCATTTTTTTCGGTCTGTGGCGTTTTTTATTTTCGCCGCCTTGGATTCTATCGCCGAAATATGTAAATCCAGCCCACGGCCGAATTTATGCGCAGAAACAGATGCACCAGTGTCAGAATTAAAATCACGCAGGCCACAATCGGTCAATCCGTCGGCATTAACGGTGCATTTTCCGTACTTTTGACGGATTAAATCCGCACATTTTAATAATTCTGGGTCGAATATTAACCACAATTTCCATTCCGGCACGGCTTTTAACAGCGACGGGGCAACAAGTTCTTTTATTGAAAAATGCTTTGGTTTGTACTGCATCGGCATTAGAAAAACACAGGGTTTTGACTTTTTTTGGTTTCTGCACGCAATTCCGCACGAAGTTGTGACAATATCGGTTGCAATTCTGGCCCGAGAGCAGGATTTAACCGTAAAGCCTGCTCTAATTGCCGAATTTGTGCTTGGATTGTGCGGGATGCCATTTTATTTTCTCTTGAACAATAAATATAACAAAGTGCCAGCAGCAACCAATGCACCAGATACCACCTGCCACAGCGACGTTTTATTCTTTTCGGCGGCGATTTCAGCGTGATATGCTGATTCGCAACTGATTAAATCTGACCGGCAGGCTTGCAATCCCGATTTCAAAAATACAGTGTCTGGGGTTTCTGGGATATTGTTGTTGGCATAATCCAGCATTTCGTCCACGTTTTGCACCGCATCAGAAACAATTTGTTCAACCGGCGTCTTAGTAGAACAGCCAGACAATATTAAAACACAAGATATGATAATTGCTGTTTTCATATCACATTCCTTTTTTGCATTATAAAACACACCGGAATAAAAATCAACCGCCAGCCTTTCGTCAAGTGTATATCAAAATGAGTTAGCCGAAGCGCGCCCAGTTAATTGTGTGGCATACACCTTTATTGCGTTTTAGTACGCAATAAAGGTAAAGGCTGAAAAATTGGTCGGACGCGTTTCTGTTAAGTCGTTTTGATACACGGATGAAACCCTTGACGGGTCAAATCGCAACCATTTCCCAGAGCCGCTATATTCGCGAACATAAGTCCCCGACGAAGTGTTGTCTTTATAAAACAGACCCGTGCCAGTAGATATGCTACTATATACCAATGCTACGCTGCCCGTAATATTCGGCACGCCAGAACTTTGTAGCGACCCTATGCTTGATGCATTTGGTGTTTCAACAAGGTTTCCACCGGTACAACGACGGAACGCTTCGTTTTCCATAAATGCCGGTAATTTCAACGCAACCACAGACTCCCCAGTTGTGCTATCGGTCAAATCTACACTGCCAAACAACGCATTGCCCAGCGAATCCTGCAATTTTTGGTTGTATAATTCGCCATCCGGCAACATAAAGCGACGGACACCATCCGTGCCATAGTACGCATAATAATTACCGCCGACATAACCAATCGAAATCTGACCTGTACATGGGAAATACCCAGGTTTTACAGAGAAGAAGTTTGTCGCATCGATTGTTTCTTTTATCTGAACATTGTCCACATAATCGCCCAAACGATAACTGCGGTCACGATTAAACGCTTCTTCTTCGTTCGCACCAACAATCTTAACAATCTGATTATTGTTGCCAACAATCAAATACCCGATATAACGATAATTGCGATACCCTGCCGCATATGCTGCGCCATCTTGTGCCAACAAATTAGATGCGCCAAAATCCGCACCTTCGTCTATACCAAAGTCAACCGTCGAATAGACAAAGTTTTCACCGTTGACAACCGTGCCGGCTGCAACATTCAGATAATTTACGCCCGATATATCAGTGCCAACACCGCCCGGAATCGTCGTCAGATTGATTGTTGACGTTGCGCCAGTTGTCGTGCTTGTAAATACAATTGTATTATCAATCGCATTAACGTCCGCACCGACAATCGATAATTTTAATATCTGGGCAATATCTTCAATGCTGGTAATCATTGAAAAATCCAGCCCTGTCACGTCTTGTGCCACACCGTCAATCACGACACGCAAATCACCGCTGGACACACCCTTGAACGCATCGATATTCGCTGCAATATCGGCCGTGGTAAATGAACCACGTGTCGCCGGCTGTGGCTCTGTGGATATTACAAAGATATTATATCTGGACCATAAGTTAATCGTCACATTTTCCGGTTTACAACCAACAACGTCCGACGTGCCGTTTGATGGTTCCCATAATGTCAAAATATCCTTGTTGGCTAAGAATTGGGTTACCAGTGTACGTGAATTGTCCGAACTTGCCGCCTGACCAATGCCAATACTTATTTGTGTATTGTTTTCATATGCTAATTCAAAACCACCCAAATAATCATATGGCGCGTTAGAAGATGCTGCCGAAATCGCACTGGAAATGGCCAAGGCCAATGTTGAGGGGGATACCGCTTTATTGCGTACAACGCCGGACAATGTTTCGTCCTGTGTCGCCAACTGTACCAATCCAGGTGTCAATAATGGGTCACGGCTAATAATTTGCGTTGACAACGCATCAACATATTGTTTGTTTGCCGCATCGCCTTCCTTAACTGGGGTCGCCAAATTATTAAATGTCTTATTGTTGGCATCGATATTGCCTTGCATTTTATTTGCACCAAAGCGTGACAACCCATTGCTTATTTGGGCAATCAAATATTCCATATTCGCATCGAAATGGTCTGCACGAACTTTGATTTTGTTTTCTTTGTCACGTTCCGCCGGAAACGGAAAATTGATTGGTAATGGCATCTTTTCCCCCTTTGTTTAGCCCAGTGCATTCGCCGGTTCAAATTCAACCCACGAATCATATACTTCAATATCAGTGTTATTTGTTGAAGTCTTAATGTCAAGCGAGAAACTTATACCATAACCCGATACGGAATACGTACGGCTTACGTCCGTCACACCGCCTGACCAATAATCTTCGTCCCAGTATCTTGTGTCCGGATCTGTTTCGGGCGTATCTTCGTCGGCCCAATAGAACCCGGCCGCATTATCAACTTGGACAAATTCAAAATTCGCATCGTCATAGTCCGCACCAATCGCAAACGTGATTTCCAAATCTGGCGAATCAGACTTGATGCGCGTGTTAAATAACGTCAGCAATTTGTAGTTTTCATATCCCAATTTGCTGTAAACATTCTTAATATGCCCGTTAATATACGTGTTATCGTACATAGAATTGCCACTGTACTGGGCAATTACACCGTCATTCATACCAAAGTATAATTTGCCACCAAACACGCAAATTGACTGTGCATCAATGCCGGTAAAGCGACACCACGCACCAGTATCCAAATTCATAACGTGCTGCATATTTCCCGAATCGTCCGGGACGTTAAACATAGCAAAGTTTTCCCCGGCAGCAATCACACCCTGCCAGCGTGGGTCTTCACTATATTTGCGGGCGGCTTCGTCCACAGCACCGGATATACGATAACTGAATAAATTGCTTTCTTTTAATAGTTCACCATTTGCAACAATCTGTGATAACGGCTTATAACCATCTTCCGTGATAATTACAATGTCCGCACCCCACTGCACAACGCAATTCCGGCCAATTGGTCTGCTGGTGAAATAATTACCCAGGATTTCAATCTTGGTCGGGTCGCCAAAGTCGGCTGTGTTGTAAATAATAATTTCGCCTTCCGACGTGATAAACGCAACATATTTGTTGAATCCGTTTGCGGTATCTTTACCAAACGCAGCAACCGCCAACAGTTTTCCACCCTTGATTGCAATCTGTGACAAAAAGAACTGTTCTAATTCGCCGGAAATATTACCAACCGGCAAATAGTAAAAATCCAAAGAATCTTCCGCAACTGCAACAACCTGATTATTTGCAACTGCAATATTCGCAAATTTTACATTTTCTGTGCCGGAAAATTCAACCGGCTTACATTCGTTGCCATCATATACCTGTGCATCGTCAAAACCATTGGCCAAAAATATTTGACCTTTATATTCTGCACCACGCCAAAAGTTATTTGTAAATCCGTCCGCAATCTTGACACCGGTCATAACGTTATATAATGCACCGCCAGCACCGGCAATAAAGGTTTCGGCAGTGTTATATGGATTCAGACTTTCAATCGCATCAGTGGTTTCAATTTGTGCGTATTTTAACAGCCCTTTACGCAGGGTGCATCTTTGGCGGTCCGGAAAATAATTGTCCAACAGGCTGGCATAACCTTCTTCCTGTTCGGCCAACGACGTTGTCGTATCCCAACCCTTTAATGGGGCCTGTAATTTGTATCTTGGCATTGATTACCCCCCGATTTCCCAACCACCAACCGGCATACTGCTTAAATCCGTTGATGGAATACCATCCATACGAATCGCATCGCCAGTCTGTGTTTGTGCGATAAATCTTTCTTTTTGTGCGCTAAAATCGTTTTCTTCGGCCAACGCATCCAATTTCTTGGATTGTTTCCAGCGCATCGCAGTACCGAATATAATCATCCAATCCGGGAATAAACAGGTATCGGTTGCTGCACTAAATTGTGCCTTTTCTTCGTTGTTTTCGTCCAAAACAACGTTGTTTGTGTAATAATTGAACGAAATACGGTCGTTTTGTGGGTATGTGGGATACAAACGCAACCCGCCACGGCTCATTGTATAGAAATGTGCATAACCATCCACGACATTGGTCGCAACCTTGCGTTGCCACGTCTGGTCGTTAATATACGTCATTGTACGGTTTTGTGTCATATCAATAACGGTATTTTGCGACAAATAAGAAAAGTCCGGGCAAATTTCATTGAACGGATAAAAATTCGGATCGCCCATATTTTTCCAATACAGAACTTCACGGACAAACACCCAGGTCACAGCACCATCATTGAATCTGTATCCGGCAACACGATTTGCACCCGCCGCCGTCGGTGCTATCGCACCCGCCGTACCACTTGTCATTGCACGCCATTCAGCATCGTCACTTAATACACGTAAATTGGCGGCGATAATCATACCTTGCGCCCACTGCGGATTTTTATTCATTGTGAATTTTCCAGTCCCCTGGGGTGCAAATTCCGACTGTCCAGCATTCATTGTTTTGAAACGGGTCGGTTTGCCATTATAAACAGATATACGAGAATCACCGGCCGCATAATTGCCAGCGGTCCAGTTTCTATATGTGGTAAATTCGCAAGTTTTCAATAATGTTGAAAAATCACTATTTGTGGACAAATCGGCCAATAAGGAATTTGCAGCATCTATAAATTCGTTAATCATTTGGTCTGTTGTATTGAACGGGTCAGCAACCGTATTCTTTGACAACCCACAACGGGCCATTGCTTTAATAATTATTTCTGATGCCTGCATCTTTTTGCCCTTATTGTTTTTTCAACTCGGCAATTTCACGTGTTTGCCGGTCAATTATTTGTTTTGCCTTAATCATACCTTGCGCCAACTGATTCAACCGGGCTGAATTGTTGGCTGCTTCGATATATTGTTGTGCCGCAAAAAGCAATGATTCAGGTACTAAATCTTGTTCTTGCGTTTCCAGCAAATCTTCAACTGTGAATATACCCAGATATTTTAATTCCAAAGCCAATCGTGCCGGACACTGATTCCACTCGCACAATAACGTCCCGCCATTACCTTTTGACACACGGGCCTTATATTTCTGGAACGCATCAGGATACATTTCACGCAATTCTTCAATGGTCAACGGGTCATATAATCCCATATCAACTTCGGGCGCAATGTTTTCACGGAACCTTTTCCACGCAATCGGGAACTTCCGCTTATGCAATTCATTGGCCTTGATATATTTAACGTCACGGACTTCACCTTCTGCCGATATAACTTCCACAAATACCGCCGGGTCATATATCGGTCTTCCGGAACGCAAACTTTTATCTTGGTTGTACTCGAAACGCCAAACGAATCTGTGGGGCTGTGCCTGCGCATCTTTCATTTGCTGTGCTTCGTCCATTAAATTGACTTCGTTTTCCATTTTTTCTAACTCTCTTTAAGGCGGCGTGGCGAGAGTTAGCCGACCACGCCATTAAATTTCGGGGGTGGCTAACGACCCCCGTTTATTATGCACCAACACCTGCGCCGACACTTGGTACAACGAACGTATTGCCAGCATTACCCAATACCAACACCCAAACGCCTTCGCCTACTTCGGCACCACATAAGACTATACCAGAAATAGCACCAAGAGAAGAAGCCGTGGCGATTGTACCGTCAGCACTTACGTGAACTGTGGAACCGGAAGTTAATTTCGCACCGGCCTTACCAAAGACAACTAAACCCTGTGGGGCCAAGTCCATCTGTCCCAAACCTGCACCATAACGATTCAGATTTTCTGCGGCAATTGGGGCTGTTAAATCAATATTTGCAACCATTTTTTTATCCTTTGTGTTAAAGATTAAACGGGACTTGGGGGGCGATAAGCCCCCTAAGCCTTATATTTGCGTTGGGTTTGTATCAATAACGACACCCTGGAATTCACGACCTTTCATAGTCAAATTACCACGCCACCACAGTGTGTTTACGGATGCATCTTGGTCAATGCTCTGTACCCCACCCTGACGTTTTGGGTTATATTTCTTATGTGGACGGAATTTCAACATATTTGTGTTCAAGAAATATGTGTGGCCCGCTGGGCAGAACCCATTCATTGCCTGGTCGTTGATCAATTTCAGACCGTTGACCATCAGGTCTGTAAATCCACCGTCAGCAGTAGAAGTGCTGAAACGTTGCTGTGCCTGCAAACCAGCATAATATTTGGCACGAGAAGAATTATCTGTGAATGCCAAGTTTACACGGTCTGTGTTGCGGGTTGTTTTTGTGATAGCATTGTCAAACGCAGTGATAATATTTGCAGAAGTCAATGCTGCTGATGATGCATAGTTGCGCCAGAATGTATTCGAAGCCTGTGATGGGTCGATACCACCAACAACACCAGCGTTCGGTGTGTCAGATACTAAGTACTGCAAACCGCCCATCTGTTTAGGATTTGTACCGTCGGAATAGAATGCTGCACCCAACAGATTACCCAACGAACGAATCGCTGATTCTGTTTTTTCGAACAGCAAATCTACCATTTTCGAAGAACCTGAGTTTTCGGCTTCGTCGTCACCGATAATAACGATTGAAGAATATGCTTTTTTCCAAGGATACGCAGCACGTGTCAAGAACGCTTTGTTAGTCAATGAGATACGTTCAGTACCGACAACCCAGCCCGCTGCACCGTTGCCATCATATTCAACACCTTCTGTTAATGAAGTACCGCCATCTGCTTCTGCGATACGGCCCGCTTTTTTGAATTCTACCAACGCACGGCTATGTGCTGTATAAGAATCACCCACGCCCGACAAATAGTTATCAATGGTCGTGGAACGAATGTTATCGTAATTTGGATTTCCTGTTGCCATTTTATTGTCCTTTCTTTTTTTTATATTTATTTACGGAAAGGAAACTATCGACTATTGACTCAATCCAGTGGCTTTGGAAATGCTTGCAAATAATTTACGGCGTGCCTGTGGGTCATTAACGTCAATTTTCTGAATAGCGACTTTACCTGTGGTATCGTCGGAATTTTTCAAACTGACAACGGGCTTCTTGGGTATTTCCTTGACGACCGTTTTTTTGACCGTTTCTGGCTTTGGCTGTTGTGGTACAGTAAGGGCCTGAACCGCTTCATATGCTTTTTCGAACAAATCAATGGAAGAAATGCCGGGATTTTCGTGTGCTATCCGTACCGCCGCAAGATCCATCTGTTGCTTAAAAACGTCTGTCACCTGCACTTCCGGATGGCGTTGCATAAACACCTGTGCCGCTTCCAAAACTTCGTTCTCAGCCACCGCATTATTTGCCGCATCTTGGGCTTGCTTTGCAGCCTTTTCCGCACGCTTATATGCTTCGTTTGCTGCAATCTTGTCTTCCAAAACTGCGACCTTTGGGTCAACTTTCGTTAAAGTTTCCAGGTCGATCTTGTGCATTTCTGCAATAGCACGAATTAAGCCGGCCGGATTGTTCAGTGCAACTGACTTTTCCGCCAAAACACCAATAATTGTAGCATCCGGGTTCCGCTGGAACTGAGATACCAAATTCAATCGGTTTTTAATGCTTTGTTCCCTTGTGATGCCGAATTGTTTCACGTCGTTGAAAATTTCAGCGTTCGCAATGGAAATCGCACTTTCAAGATCTTTGGTTTTTGACTTGAAACGTGCAATGGTCTGTTGGTTGTTGTCAAAGATTCTTTTCAGTTCAGCCTTAAATTCCGGGTCAGCGGCTTTCCACTTATCCGAATATTTGCGGGCCATTTCAACTGGCATTTCGTCCTTGGCATCAACACCATCGTCCGATTTCTTGTCGTCAGTTTCAACTTCTTCCGCAGGTTTGTCTTTTTTGTCGTCTGTGGGTTTCGTTGCATCCGGCTGGTCAGATTCCGGATTCGTTTTTTTATCATCGTCGTGGTCTGCCCCATCGTTTGAATCAGTGTCAAGTGTTTCAGGCTTTTTTTCTTCCTGTTCAGAATCAGCCGGTTTAGTTTCGACTTCTTCCGCACCTTCCGCAATTCCCGCCGTTTTTTCTGCTTCTGCTGCCGCTTCCGCAAATAATTCACGGTTTGTTTTATCTGCCATTGTCTAACTCCCTTATTGAAAATTGCTGCCAACGTTCGTGTTTGTGAGCATTGCCAACAAATCTTCCCCCTTTCGTATTTTATACAAAGGTTTTTTATAACTATATATATTTTTGTAAAAATTGCGTTGAATGTCAAGACCTAGATGACACGCATAAACATTGCGACGAAATATCGCACTAAATTCACGCCGGCGGTCTTTTTGCTGGCGATATAATACACGTTGATTGTGTGCATCCATATCGGCCAATTCGGGGGCTTCACGGATACCGTGTTCAAACATAAAGCCTTGGCGGTCAATTTCATTTGCAATATTGACCGCTTCGTCCATAAATTTAGCCTGAAATGGTATCACTTATACCCCCAAATTAGTATCATATACGCCGGTGTCCAGTCCCTGTGCGATTGACAATGCGTTTTCTAATTCCAATTCTTCACGTTTCAAATCGACATTCTGCTGGTCAATATCAATATCGGCTGCATCCTTGGCAATCTTGCGTTCTAATTCTTGGCGTTCCAGTTCCAGTTCACGCAAACGCAGTTCGGCTTCGGTCAGGGTCTTATTGCCGTCTTTGGCAGTATTGACCTGTAATTTGGCCGATTCAATGCGTTCTTTGGTCTGTGCATCAATCTTGGCTTTTTCAATCGTCTTTTGTGCGTCAATCTGTGCCGCCGCAACAACAGTCGGATCAGGCTGTGGTTTGGATGGATTGGCCGCCTTTTGCTGGATAGATTCAATAGCAAAGTCAATGCCCGATTCCATTTCTGTTTCAAATTGCTTGCCAATGCGTTGCGCCCGGACATTCGCCATTAACAACGATTTGAATACTTTTGCAAATTCCGGATTGGTCTGTACGATATTACCGAACGTCTGCAATCCGTTAATGATTGACGTTTGCAATTCACCCAATTGCGCCTTGTACTCTGCATCAACATATGATTTGGTGTCTTCGGTCGCAATATCCAAACGAATATCACGCAGTTCGTTGTTTTTAATCAATTCGATTGCGGCCACAAATGGGTCTTCTGGCATTTCAGCCGGCTGACCTTGCATCATTTGCGCATTTGCCGCACGGACTTTTTCCTGATATTGTTTGTAATCTTCCAATTCATACAGTGCGGATTCTTCAATCAATGTTTCAGGTTCAAACATTTGCGCGGCCATTGCCAGATACAGATTAAAGAACCGGACCAAGAACTCTGCAACGCATTTCTGGTCTTCCTGTACCCACAGCGTACCAAATGTGCCTTTAATTTTGTTTGTTTGAACGCCTTCCTGTACATTGGTCTGACCTTCCATCAGCCCAATAATACCCAGCCCACGCTGAATATCGCCTATGATGCGTTCACGTGTATCATACAGATTGGTTAAGATTGTGGTTTGTGCCGCACGGTCAAATACCACAACAAAATCTTTTAGTGATGCATTTGGGAACTTCGCCATCAATTCCGTTGGGATTTTGATGCCGACCATTGCGTTTTCATTGGTTTTATTAAACGCTTTGTCCAGCCCGACCAAATCCTTGGCATAAAAACCATTAACCCACAGTGTTGGAATAATCTTGTTGATGGATTCTGTGATATAATCCACCTGTTTGTATTGCGTTAAAAACTGTGAATGCCGGGATGGCGTGAATATCGTATTAGGATATTCGTCGTACATAAGTGGCAACGGACACGGGAAATCAATATCGCAAGGATAATCCAGCACTGCCAGCAAATCGTCATTGCCATTTTGCGAAACCGGGCAATAGAAATAAATCTTTTTGGACTTTTTATCCCATATTTCATAAATTTCACAAACGTCTGTGTCCTGTGGCAAACGTTTCCCTTCCACGTCCGCACTGACCTTTGCGGCTTTATTTTCTTCGTCGTCTGTGGCCGGTTCACCAAAGGAAAAATCGTCTTCGTTTTTATCTGGGAACTTTGCCTTGAAATCTTCACGGGTCATACATACCTTACGCCCGACCCATTTGATTTTTTCCTGTGTTTTTTGTGGATCAAAGAATAAATCGTTTGGATTTACCAAATCAACTTCGATACATTCCGATTCGACAAATTCTTCTTCCATCTGTGCCACAGTACCGGTTAATTCGTCCATAACTTCAACGACACGGGTGGCCGTTTTCTGTTCATAACGCAACCAAGGTGTGGCCCAACCGAATATTTCAGCATATAATTTGGTTGATTTCAGGACTTTGTCCAAATTCAATTTTTTGACCGCATTATTAGCGATTCGTTCAAGGATAATGGCGGCATATTTAGCCGGCGAATCCTTATCGTCATTCTGACGGTCAACAGTGACCGACGGAATATACGGCAAAAGATACGGCAGGCGTATTTTGATATTACGCAGCAACAGATTGTATCCGCTTACGTCCGTATCTTTTATCGTGTTCAATTGTTTGGATATTTGGTCAATGTTAAAAGAATCACCGCCAAAGCGTGACACCAAGACTTCGCTTTTGTGTTTCCATTTGCGATAATTTTCGTTCTTTTTAACGCTGTCTATTCTTGATTGCCAGTATGCGGCGGTGTTCTTCTTATTTTCCATCTTCTTCATACCCTTGTATTGTCATTAAAATTGCATCATCGTGAACCCACGACAACTCTAATTCCGGCACGGTGAAAATCTGACCGCCTAAAACAACAACAACGTCGCCAACTTTGTAGGCATCACGGCAATCCGGCCCCATATCAACAATGCGACACACTTCCCCCAGCAGGGTAGAATCTGCCGGGATAAAGGTCTTAGGCTTCGGCAGTTCCAGTTTCTTGACTATCACTTGCTTTTTCAGTGGTACTATCTGCATTTTCTTCTGCCTTTTTCTTTGATTTTTTTGTTTCCGCAACAGGTTCGGCCGATTCTTCCGCTGGTGCATCCGAAGTCAACTGTTCGATTTGGTCGGTCAGTGCTTCGATGGTCTGATTCAAAACCACAATCTGTTGTTCTTTTTCGGCCAAAGATTCTGACAACGCAGTAAATTCAGATTCCTGTTTGGCGATAACTTCGTCTTTGCCATTCAGTGCTTCGGTTAGGGCTGCACAATCTGATTGTAATTTTGCAATAACAGCATCTTTTTCGTCCGGTTCGGCCGGGTTGTTGTTTTTCATTTGTGCTTCTAATTCTTCAACGCCCATTGCACCGATTATTTCGCATTCGATAACGTCTTTTTTGTTCAGGCAATCAAATTCAACCTGACCGGAACCGTGACGGTACCCAATCCCAGTGAATACCACACTGCCATCACGTTCAATTCTTTCAACAACGTCTTCTTCGATGGACTTATCACGCAACGTTAATTTAACGATTGCACCTTCGTGTAAATTTTCTAACATATTTTCTTTCCTTTCGTTTCTAAGGGTAAAAATTTAGCCCTGAATAGTCAACGGTTTTTTGTAGATAATCGTATCGCCAGACTTGTGAATCTGACGTGCGACTTCCCACGCATTTTTAATTGCAGAAACCACAACGCCACGAGAATCGATAAAATCAACCCCCAACGGATTAAGTTTCTTTTCGCCCGTTTTATCCCCAATTGCACGCATATATGCCTTTACGGCACGGCGCAAGTGTGGATTTTTGACGGTATCCAGCAATCCACGGCCACCACCGGCACAAGTACCGTGACGGGCTGCGGATAAAGTAGAACGCAAGCAATCGTCCACCTGGTCGCTGAATTGACGTAGTGCCGATGCTGTTAATGCACCGACCTTGATTAAGCATACACGGCCCAACAGACGGGATGCGCGCATATCATTTTCGTTCTTTTCTGCATCTGACCCCGCTTCCGCAATCCGGATTGATTCCGCATAGTCTGTTAAATCCTGTGAATGCGTTAAAATTGTCGTGCGTGGACTGATAACAGCCTTATCAATCACGCCATACTGACCACCAAGTATTTTTTGGCAGTCGGTAATCAATACGTCCAGTGCGTGGCCCAATTTTTCCGGTGTTATCATTGCGGACATTAAAACACCACGCAAGTGATTTGCTTTCAGTGATTCACGGGCCTGTTCGTCCGGCTGACCAATTATCACCAGCGGACGGTTTTCTGAAATCGCACGCCCGGCAATCGGTTCAAGGTCTTTAAGATTGTATTCCGCCTTACACCAAACCATTGGTTCCTTGAATATGCACCGGCCATTGTTGGTATTTACGCAATATGGATCAATATACCCGCCCTGGAAATAAAACCCTTTGACGGATTCAGATTCAATACCTTTGACCGGGGCTTGTTCGCAGATATACAGACCGTCCTTACCATTTTCACGAATTGCTGCATAAATCGGATCGGCTATTGCGTGGTCGTAGTTTGAACTGGTCAATGCTGCATCTTGCAATGAACCGTGCTGACATATTGATTCCGGCGTTAGTTTTTCCAATTCAGCATCAATTTTGGCAATTTGGCGTTTGCTGATGCGCTGGCGGACCAAAGACCCCAGCATAACGGCTGTTGCGGTGGTTCCATCCCCGTGTTCTGACAACTGTGCCGAACAGGCTTGACGTACCAACTTAATCCCGGCCATTCTTGATTCGTCGTCGTCAACATAATACCGGGCCACCGACACACCGTCTTTGGTGGTCAGCGTTTCTACGCCATTATCGACCACGACCAGCCCGCCATTTGCACCGGCTGTCAATCCAATAATATTGCTTGCTGAAATAATGCCTTGTTTTACTTTTTGCAGTGACATAATCTAACTCCCTTTTTAATCGTCAATATCACTATACAACATATTGTCGTTGTTTTTCAACAGCAAATCCAGAATATCCTGCTGGTGTTGTAATTTTTCCTGATGGATTTCTTCTCTGGTCTTTTTTGGGGCATTGCCATCCCAGTCAACCATATCAAATTGCAGCGCATATCTGGCCAAGTCGCACCAGTGGTCAAAACCGCCTTCCGGAATCGGCAACGAATTTCCGGTCTTTTTGTCTTTTTTCCAAACATAATTCTGAAAGTCTGTAATCGCACCGGTACAGGTTGGGTGAATATAGATATGATCAAACGATTGCAAGAATTTAATACCAGATTCCAGCGACCCCTTGCCTTTGGTTGCCCCGACACAATTCAGCCCACGTGACACATAATCCTGGATTGATTTTGGCTCGGCCGAATCAGCAATAATCAGATTACTGCCGGCAATTGGTCGTACCAGTTCGGCCGATTCTGCATTCAACAGCCCACGACCGTACACTTCACGGCAGATATACAAATCATTGCCCTGGATGGCCAATTCGCCAAACGCAAACGGGTCTTGTGAAAATCCCCAGTCCAGCCCGTACCGGTACTGGTTGAATCCGTCACGGTCAAATTCCTTTACAACAACGTTATTGAATATCAGACCTTCATAAATACCCCATTCGCCAAGGCCATAAATACGCCACCAATGCTCGTCGTTTTTCTTGGATTCGATAAAGCGGCGGACTGAATCCGGCAGGAAATCATTGTCTTTGTACGTTGACACGATTTCAATCATTTCGTTTTGATATTCCGGATTTTCCAGAATCTTTTCCTTTACCCAGAAATCACGGGACGGGTTAAAGTCAATGATAATCAGCCCGGACGTACGCATCAGCAACTGTTCGACAATTTCCCACGCAATACGATTGGCTTCGTTGATATACAGATTGACACGACGTGGCCCACGTGCCTGCAATTCATTTTCGAACGCCATAAAGTTAAGGGATGAACCGTTGCCAAAGTTGGCGGTCATTTCTGATTTGTTGTATATATCGAAGAAATTCTTAATACCACAAGATTCAGATATGCCGCCATTGATAATATCGGACAAAACACCCTTTTTAAGGGCTGGGATGGTTTCGGCCACAATATCGGTTTTTTCGTTTGGGTGTTTCAACCCACGCAAAAATAAATATTGCAGCGTGCTAAATGTTTTTGACGACGACGTTCCACCACGCTGGACAATTATTCGCTTACCGGACTTAATTGCATTATTCAGGTTGTGGAACGTGCGTGTTAATTTTAGCATCAATAATCGCCTTTGATATTTCGGCTTTGGAATATCAGACCCTGGCAATATGCGTTCCAAGTCGTTGGCGATTCACCCATAAAGCGGCGCACGTTAATCGACGCTGCCCAATTGGTACCAATGATGCCGTATTGGTCTTTGCTTTGCAGACGGAAATTAAATAAATCCTGTGGGCGTTTATTCCATCCGTGGACATAAATAAACCAGCGTTTATGAATCCAGTCGCAAATTCCGTTTGCCGGTTTTATCGTTATCAAATAATCACGCTTTGTTTTCATTAGAAGTCCCCCTTGGCTACTTGTAAACACGTTAATCCCAATTCGCGCCACATATCCACGACGGATGCACGGTCTTCCAGAACGCACAGCACTTTATTCTTTTTCTTGGAAAATTCGGCCGTGAATATTTCTTTTTTCAATTCTGCATCCGGACGGTGGTCGCCATTATTACGCATATACAACGCACAATTACCAAACACAGCACCCAAATGTTTTTTAATCCAATCGTATGTTTCCTGACGAATTGCTTCGGTGCGGCCTGTCATAAACACAATTTCGTGGCCTGTCTTCATAAAGGTCTGTGCAATTTGCACAATATCATCGATTGGGGTGTCTTTTACGCATTCGGCATAGAATTTATCCCAATCGGGGGTTTCGCCGGTGATATAATGCAATCTGTGGCCAATATTGGCAATTGTGCCATCAATGTCAAAAATAACGATATTTTTATCCATTTTTCCTTTCCTTTCGTTTTTTCCAGTTGATTCGTTGAAGTTCGTTGACGTGGTCACGGTTTTTGGCGATCCACTTACGGGTTGCTGCACGGGTTGATTCTGCCCGGCGTTTGCATTGCTGCAAATAATCGTATTCTTCAATCGGTATCGTCACTAGCGATTGTACCATTTTCCTTTCCTTTCATTAGTTGTAATTTTTTACGTATCGAACTTTGGTAAGCATACACAGATTGTGTTGTCAAACCGACCGCTTCTGCGATTTCGGCTGGCGATTTATCCGGCTCTTTTTGCATTATGTCGTATATTTCCTGTTCACGTGGCGCAAATTTGACCGGTTTTATTCTTTCTGCAACGTCATGGAAATATCTGCCCGGCTCGACTGATTTTGGTTTTATTTTGATTTCTTCGGCTACTTCGGCCAATTGTCTTTCCCATTCCTGTAATTTTGGCTTAACGGCCACCAGTGACAAACGCAGATATTCATACAGTGCCGGACCATTGGCAGACTGTAATTCAACCGGGCCGGCTGGCTGACCAGTTGAATGATTATAATATGCCAGAACGGTATAATACGAATCGCCGGTGTTTTTACCATTGGTTATGATGGCGTGTTTACATACCGGGTCGTGCCGCACCAGCCACAGATTTTTGATTTTTCGATCAGCGTGTATCTTTTCAACCAATTCATTAGCCTGTTGCCGGGCTTCTTCTGCCCCGATGCATTCAATACGCGTTGTAAAGGTCGGCGGCAATTTGTCGTTTTTGGCATATTCGACCGATTCGACAATGTGTGCCTGCGTATCTGGTTCCGGTTCTTCTTCGACGGATTCTGGCTCAGTTTTTTCAATTTTGGTGGGCGTGCTAAGAACCGGTTGCATAGTTGCTGGTTCAGTTGCAGGAGCGCCCATATGTGGATAAATATATTCTGCAAGTCTAATTACGTCTTGCGTGGTTAAGCATATTGTTTTAATTTCTACGGATGCACGGCATATAATACCAACTAAATGTTCGATTGTCATAGTTAAACTCCCTTTAACGGCTCTTTAATTATATACCATTAACTATATATTGTCAATCGCTTCTTGGTCTTTTGGATTGCCAACGATAATGGTGATATTGCGTTTATCTTGGTCTTGGTCTGGTGCCAGTGACCCGCCCATAATTTCAATTAACTTGACTGTGGTTTTAGAATCTTCACGTGCGAACTTGCGCAGCGTTGCGGCGGCTTCGACGTATCCGTCAATATCGGTATCGGCCAGTGATGGGAACTGTTTACGAATTTGTGATGCCACGTCGTCAGTTGCCTTTGCTGTCATAATCATTTCCAGTGCGGCCCGCATTGCGTTTTTCTTACGTTTTGCGGCACCGGATGCAACACCACCCTTGCGTCCAGCAGCCGCGGCTTTTTCGCGGTCTTGGTCACTGGTAAATTGATGCGGAATAATATTTTGATCGTTGGCCATATTTCCTTCCTTAATAAGGTGGCAGGCCAAGTAATAGAGAAATTGTATGGGAAGTGCCACATAAGATTTATTGTTGCACCGCTGGCCTGCCGTTAATATAAAGACGGATTTGCCCCATCGTCCGTCACGATGCAACTCGGTTTGTGTGGGTTTATTGCGAATTTATCCCACTCCCGTCAGGCTGCCATCCTTTTACAGGTTATGCGATGGCGGCATACCAAGCATTTTCTTATCACGGGTTTATTCGTGCGTTCGCCGTGATAGTTGCCTGTAAAACTTGCAGGGCGGGCCAGGAATCGAACCTGACAGAATCTGCTAGCCGATGCACACGCACCACTACCGCCCATCTGGTTGCTGGTATTATAAATGATATATTGTTAATGTGCAAGCGGATTTTTTCTTTTTATTCAATTATAAATTATATAATATATTCATATATAAATATATATTTAATAATAACCCCTAGGTTTTTTTTATGCCGTATAATCAAATACTTACAAAATCGAATTGCACACAAATTGATAACAAATTGATGTTTTTTTTGTTGCAAAAAATGCTTTTGTAAAAATATTTATAAAAATGTCTTGACAACGGGCGACGAATCGTTTACAATGCGTACATACAACAAAGGGAGTTTAACAATGATCCGTGAATTATATCGTGAATATATCGCTTTACCATCAGAAGAAGACGAACCAATCACACTGCGTGGGATTCTTGAAATGGTCGTTGGATGCGCAGGATTCATTGCGCTGGCATTCTGTGTAATGGCTTTATCTGTTATCATAGGTGGTTAAAATGACTGTACCATATACGCCACAGGAAATGGTAGTTAAGGAAACTTGTGCTGCTGCTGGTATTTCATTCTGTATGTACCGGGATTTTCTGTTAATGTGGTCCGGCAATCATGCCTGGGCCAGAAAAGTACCAAATATGCGTGAATTTGTGGGGGCTTAAATGTTCAAATTACGTCCATATCAATTAAAAGCCGTGGAATTTTGCACGCAAAAACTTGCGGAACGCAAAAATTCGTTGCTGGTTGCTGCAACCGGTGCCGGGAAAACAATTATGTTATCCGCCGTCGCACAATGGATATGCCGCCAAGGCACGGGCAAGGTTTATGTTGTCGTCGGCCGGGATAAAATCAATCAGCAGAATATCGAAAAATTCCGCAAAGTGGTCCCGGAATACCCGGTATCCGAATTTTCTGGACGTATGAAATCCACCCACGGACGTGTAATATTCTTAACCGTTCAGACCGCAATCGGGCATTATATGAAATTACCACGCCCGATGGCGGTGATATTTGATGAATGTTTCGTTAAAGGCACAAAAATTGCAACACCTTTTGGCGAAAAAAATATAGAAAAAATTAAAGTTGGCGACAAAGTATTCTGCTTTAATGAAAAAAGCAAAAAAATTGAAATAAAAAAAGTAGGAAAAACATATAAAAAAACCGCAACATCAATAATGCGCTTGCGTTTTGGCACGCAAATGATACTATGTACTCCAAACCATCCTTTTTATACAAAGCGCGGGTGGACACAGGCGAAGGACTTAAAAGAAAATGACTATGTTTTGCAATTGGTGCAAAAAGGAAATCGTAAATTTGACGAAGCGACAAAAGGATTATGTGCGCGAAAAAGGTTATTGTTATTGTTGCAAAGATTGTGGGCGCGCAGCATTAGCGAAAAAATCATCCGAAACAATGGCAAAAACGAATCGAAAATATGCATCCGCTCGAATGCGCGCACACAATCCTATGAAACGAGCAGAAATACGAAAAAAAGTATCGGATTCTTTAAAAAGAATTGGGCATCGACCGAAAATACGGGGCGGGGACGGGAAAGGCTTAACAATCCCACAAGAAAAGTTATTACAAGCACTTGGGGATGGATGGACGCCAGAATACCCTGTTGCAATTCCAAATTGGAAAACCCTGAACACACCTACGTGCTACAAGATAGATATCGCAAATCCGAATTTAAAAATAGCAATAGAAATAGACGGGCCAAGTCATTTATCGTTAGTTCGGAAAGAGCAAGACCAGAAAAAAACACGCGTCTTGAATGGGTTAGGGTGGACAGTATTAAGATTTTGGAATCGGGGAGTCATGGAAAATTTGTCTACAACTTTGCAGTCAATAAACACCACAATTATTTCGCAAATGGAATCTTAGTTCACAACTGTCATCACGCACGTGCCGATTCGTATGAAGCACTGCTGAAATTCTGGAAGCCGGATATGGTATTTGGTGCAACCGCCACACCGGAACGTGGTGACGGCAAATCGCTGGGGTCACTTTTTGATAATTTTTATCAAATATCAGCCCGGCAATTGATCGATATGAATTACTTATCAAAACCAGAATTTTATAATTTTAACGCCGTGTGTGAAATCCCACGCGATGCAGACAAGGCAACCCGCAACACATATATTGCAGCAATCAGTTCCGATATGGCGAACGCATTCCGGGAATTGCCACGATTGCCCGGAAAATCAATCGTATTCTGCCGCAATCACGATATAGCGGGATTGGTCTGCACAATATTAACCGGGGTCGGTGAAAAGGTCGCCTATATTAAATCCGGCGATTCAGCAAATGAATCAGAAATGGACAGATTCTTGACCGGAAAAGCACAGTGGCTTGTCAATGTCGATATTGCAACCGAAGGCTTTGACGACCCATACATTATGAACGTATTCAATCTGTGTTCAGATGGCACACGTGGCCGGTGGGTGCAAAAAATCGGCCGTGGATTACGCCCGCACCAGCATAAAACAATATGCCGTGTATTCGATTGTGGTGGCAATATTGACACGTATGGTGACCTGGACTTTACCGAATGTCTGCCGGTGGCCGCCGAAAAAGACAAGTCCGGCGTTTTGCGTATTTTAGACTTGTGGCGCGACAATGGCGAATCCGAAAAGCAAATAGAAATGGCTATGCCGGAATTTAATGCTGGTGGTACGTTCACACCATATGCAGCACCGGATGGTTGGTTTAGTTTCTATGATCCGGATTATGAAACTGTTTTTTTACGCAACGACGGCAGATTTGCCAAATTACCAGACGGACGTGAAGTCGCCATCCGGCAAGATGCAACGTTCGAACTGGACGATATTGAATTGCCCAAGGTGGAATCCAGCAACAAAGGCATAAATTCTTGGCAATTAGGCCAATTGACTGATATACCGACGTTTGGGCTTGAAAAAACACAGGCTGATGCCGTGTTGGCCTGGAAATCGTGGAAATCAAAACAAAGGAATAAAAAAACGAACGCTTAACCTAAATCAAGCGTTCGGGTATATGGATTTTCGAAAAGTCGAACAAATATGGCTTTTGTTCGTATTAAATTATAGGACTCTTATAGCCCAATGTCAAGGGGGAAATATGAAAAAAAATATACAATTAAATTTACGCATCCCACCAGAACGTGCTGCACATATTGTCGGGTGGCTGTACGGAGCCGGTGTAATTAGCAAGGACAAATATCGTTGGTATATGGAACGGATTGATGCGGAACGTCTTGCGGCCGAATCGGCCCGCAATGAAAAATTAAATAAAAAACTGGGAAATATAAGGGCTTTTTATAAAAAGAAACCCAAGGCGCACAGCGGTAAAACGGGAGTTTAACTATTGTGCAAACCTTGGACGCATTTAATATATCATAAAAAAAGGTGATGTCAAATTAAAAACTTTTAATTTTATATTTATCTGCGGTTGTTTTTTAATTTGGATGCTTTATAGTATCCAACAAAGAAATGGGAAAAGGAAAGGAAGAAATATGGCAATGCGTGGTTTTTTTATAGATAACGGTGCATTCGAAAAATACAGTCACCGCATATCTGCACGGCGTTTGATTACGATATTGCGCAAGGCATCAGATTCAACAATGTTTCCCGACAACCCCGCCAAGGGTGACGGTTTATTTAAGCCCCGCACAGATGCGGAAGCGGAATATTGGGAAATTTTGCGTGACGACATTAAGCAATCTGCTAAAAGATATTTGGCATCTCGTGAAAATGGTCGCAAAGGCGGTCGTCCGACAAAGGCGGCAACCGACAATTCGGGGAAAACGAATAGTCCAGCACCAGTACAGACTGCAATGCCTGGTATGGACCGCGCGGCACAAATTCGTGCATTGTGTGGCAAATTAGGCCGCAGTATGGCCGATAAAACGCACGCACAGCGTGTGCTTGTGACAGAAGATTTTAATCTTGCCCGTCTTGATGGGCCAGTTGGTGAAGCATTAAGAATGCGATACCCGCCCGACAGATCAGACGTGTTGCATCGAATATCGCAATGGTTAAGGCGACCGGATAAATTCCTTGGCGAATATGTGGATGCTGCCTGGTTGAACAAACAAATACAAAGGTTTGTCCAATGACCAAAGAACCCGGTATGCGCCTTTACTTTTCACATTTTTCGCTAAATAAATTTTTAGCGGCACGGGGCGGTACCGGCTGGCAAAGCCAAGAATTAAAAAACAAATTGAAACAAGACGTGCTGCGCCAGGTCAATTTGGGAAGATTTCGTCGCATTGAAAGCAAATATTTCCCGCTGTGCGTCGAATATACATTTATCACGACACACGCATTTGACGTTGACAACTACAATATGATGGCGAAATATATAACCGACTGCTTGGTTTTTCGCACGATATTGACAGACGACAATCCGGACGTGATAAACGAATATCGTGTCAGCATTCGCAAAACAAGCAAACCTGACCGCGAAGGTTGCCTGATAAGATTTAAGCCAAACAACGAACTTGATAAAATTGATATTTAATAAGCCCGCAAATCGTGGGCTTTTTGTTTTTTTATAAATAATTTATAATTTTGTCTTGACACAGTATTTAATCCGTGTTATATTTCCTATATCAACAAAGGGAGTTTAACTATGGCTATAAAACCATTAAAATCTTTAATCGGCCAATATTTCGACGAACGTGTCCAGGTCAGTGAACGCGGTTATTATTGCTATGATTCTTTTTTACGCACCCACGAAAATTTGATGCAAGAAATAGAAGATTACGGTGTCGATGGTGTGTTTCCGCAATGGTATGATTATATACCGTCTTGCTGGGATAAATATTTAGTCCCAGCAATCAATAAATTTGTTTCAAAAGTTTTGGAACCACAGTATCGCAAATGGTCAACAATTACTAAATAAGGAGTTTAATTATGACAAGTTTAATCACATTGGACAATATGCGCAATTCTTTACGTACAGAAACGGGTGTTGCTTTTCCGTTAAATAGTTTTTTCTTGAACAAGGTTATGGATGGCTTTGCACAAAATGTACGCGCATTGCCAACCGAACAAAAACAAAAAGAAGCAATATACGCATTGGCAAACAATGTCGCTAAATTTGCGGCGGCACGTGTGGACTTTACAAAAGACTTCGACAAAATCGACGTTGTATTCCGTGGTGGGATGCCGTGTTTATCAACCCGCACCGAACTATTGCCACGTTTGCTGGCCCGTCGTGGTTATATGTACAACGACTTTTTCGCCGCAATTGGTCCAAATTCCAATGCCCGATTCGTTGAAAAATTGACGGCCAACGGCCGCCGTGTAATGATATTCAATGACGACGACCAGCCACAGCCACTAATCAATCAGGCGAATTTAATCGGCGGCAATATTGAAAAATTTGCAATTCGAATTTCAATTGGTAAATCTGCGAATGAAATGTTGGACTTTTGTGCAATCGTGCCGGCAGACGAAGTTATTGCTGCATCCAACGCATCTGAAAATGGATTGTTCAAAGCACAATGGACGGAAGTACAAGATCAACGTGGATATGCTCGCAAAAAGCGTGTTGTCACCGACAAACCAAATGACAATGCCGATGCGCCTTGGGTTAAATATACGTCTGAAATGGTAAAAAAAGTCTGTGTACGCCGTCTGCAAAAAGTTATCACAGAAACCTTTCCGGAAATTGCTGATGCGTGTGACCTGGACACAGAAGATTCATATCAAGAACCGATTCGGGTAAATTCAGAACCGGCCGCCGTTGAAACAGTTGCCACACCGGCACAACCGGTTGTGGCATCCTGGGATAATCCAACACCAGAACAGGCACAGGCCGTCAATGATGCGTATGAATCATACAAAAACCTGCCGGATTTAATGATTGAACACCTTGAATCAATGAAAGCAGATATTCCTGCGCCTGATGCGCGCACTGAAAAATTCAAGGCGGAATTTGCAGAAAAACACTACGCAACGCTGTATATTTTCCGCAAAGCAAAATCTCTGCACGAAAAACGTCCCGACTTGTGGGAAGATTTTGCTTGGATTCTTGAATAGATTCATATATAATAGCCATTAAAGGGAGTTTAACTATGAAAAAAATCAATGTCGAACAACGAAGTCTTGCGTGGCACAATATGCGTGCCACCCGAATCGGTGCATCAGAAGCCTGGGGTATAGTTCAGCATTACGCAACGGATGCAGAATTACTGGCCGCCGGAATTGACCCACTGGAAGCACGGTCAGAAATAAACAAAGCATATACGTCCGCATACGCTTTGTACCAGCGCATCAAAGGCAATCCGTACCCACAAACAATAGATTTCTGGGATTCGCAATTTGGCGAAGCCGTTGAATATTGGGTCCGCAGCAAATACACAACCGCACCAAAGGCAGAAGTGTATGCCGATAAATTTAATATATGTTCACTGGACTTGGCCGATGCAACCGACGGTTGGTGGTGCGCCCCAATCGTGGAAGTCAAGTCCCGCCGTGAAATCGCAGCCGATTTTAAGTGGTCGTGGCAATTACAGGTATCTTTACAGTGCCGGGCCAAAGGCGTGACCAATGCTGGTATATTGCAGATAGCATTAGAAAACTTCGACGAAGCCCTGCGTGTCTGTGTTGGTTTTGCTTATCAAAAAATGACCCGCAAAAAGTTCATTAAATACTTCGATGGACTGAATAAAGAGATTGATTTCCGCAGATGCGAACGCAACGACCGACTGTTGGCATTGTATGACGTTTGTGCGGCACGATTCTGGGCCGACGTTGAATCAAATAAATCACCTGTGCCAGTGTTGGCAGACGAACCGAACGCATCCGCAGTCAATGTCTTGTTGGGCAGTTTCGTAGGCGAATCCACTTGTGACTTGTCACGATATATCAAATTAAAACGCCTGGAACGCACAATCACAACCGCCGTCAAGGCAGAAAAACAAAAGATATTCGTGCGTTGCGTTGCAGACCGGGCCAATCGTGTCGCCGACACAAAGGGCAATTCTGCAAAATGGTCAACAAACGGTGCTTTGTTAGCAAAAGAATGGAAAGGAAAATAATATGACAGACACAAAAAACCGTCAGATGCGTTATTATGAACGCAACCGAGAGAAGATTTTACAACAAAAACGTGATGCACGCCGCATTAAGCGTGAACCGATTGCCGGCAATCGTTATTGGTTGACACCGCCGGATTTATACGCACGCCTTGATGCCAAATACCAATTTGATTTTGACCCTTGTCCGTACCCACGTCCGGATGGATTCAATAGTTTATCCGAATCGGTATCTTGGGGGAAATCAAATTATGTCAACCCACCGTTCAGATTGGTTGATGCCCCGTTTGGTGGCATTGCCAAATTTGCGGACCGGATAATCAAAGAATCAAAACGTGGAAATAAAAGCGTGGTGATTCTGCCTTGTCCGACTGGCGTTGGCAAACTTATTGCGGCCGGTGCGAAAGTTATCGGCGCAGAAACCGTTGCGTTCTTAGAACGTGACACACACGAACCAGCCCCTTTTAAGCAATGGCAAATCATTCTTGAAATCGGCTAAAACAAAAGGCAAAGGAAATGAGAAAAAATAACACCGTGTCGCAACACGACCACGCTGTATGTTGGCGAACGATTGATGCAATAGCACGAAAAATCGGCAAAAGCTGTTCTCGTCTGGCCATAATGGCCGGCAAAGACCCAACCGCACTGAATCAATCAAAAAGAATCGACCACGGATTTTTGCGTGTCCCTAATATAACGACCATATTAGATATATTAAAGGCCGCAAATATGACTTGGCAAGATTGGGCCAGCATATGGAAATACGAAAGCGATATGTATAACAATTGTCACACGAAAGGAAACTAATATGAAAAAAATTACAAATGCTTTTAATAAATTTAAGAAGAACAATACTTTGTTGCCACCAACCAAACGCGCGATATGGTGTCTGGTTTTATCTATGACTATATTTTCCGTGCTCATTTTCGCACCATCAGTGTTCTTACAGCTGATGCTATGGTGGCTGATCGTTAAGTTCGTTAGCGCGACATGTCAATTTGTCGGCTTGGAAGACCGTCGTGAAATTTCACAAAGCGAATTTGATATGCCGACACAGACCGCATTGTTGTATGTATTAAGTTCACAGAACTTCAAGCGTTGGTGGCGCGACTTTCAAAAAAGAGCAAAAAAGAAAAAATAACGAATCGGGCGCGATGCCCGATTTATTTTTGCTTTACACAAAAATCGCCATAAATGGCACATATACAATATTCGCACGGATTTATTTTCGGCATCCCATTAAGGGCTTGTCGCAGCAATCTTCTGTCGTCCCTTTTAATATGCCAATTTTTATATGCGCGGTAAATCAGGTCGTATTTTTGTTCTTCCCACTCACAGGGCATTAAACTGCCCTTTATGTGATTGAATATCTTGATTGCTGGGAATATATTATATGGATGTTGGGCAAGATTCCCCAGACGGGATTTTGGACAGTAATGTTCTCGGCTATATTTGCCTTTTGGAATTTCGATGCCAGACAAGATACAAACTTGCGCCATCTTATTTTTCTTCGGTTATTTTTAATCCGTCTTTTTTGCTATATTCAATATCAAATTGTTTCAGCAACCAGGGCAATATTAAAAGCAATCCAAATAAAATAATGCTGGCCACAAACGCAACAACGCCATATGCGCCCATTTCTGTATGATTTACAGAACAAATAATCAGCCCGGCAATACTGCCCAGCAAACCAATAATCAGTCCGATTTTAGTCAGATATTTCATTGCCACAACCCCCAAATAAAAAAACCGCTTAAACGCGTTTTTGTTTTTTCGCACCGGTTTCAATCCGGTTGTCTAACAACAGGTCAATCTTAGTGCGAATTTCTACAAGGATGTCGTGGTCTTTTTCAACAACAGCAATACGATCTTCTAATTGATGGACTTTTTGTTGCAACATACCCCACATAGTGGCAACAGATGCCACAAACGCAACAATACTACCTACAATTCCATAATCCATCACCGACCCTTTCTCGTCCTTTATTTTTACTTTATCAAGGTCGGTGTTTATTGTCAATTTCATAATTCGATTTTTGGATAGGAAAGTCCGTATTTCATTTCCGCTGCATATTTCATAATTTTCGCAGCATTTTTGGCAATTTCCATCATTTTGGAACGTTCCATCAGTGACATTTTTTCTTCACTTAACAACCGGTCTTTAACAAGGTTAAAGTTCTTTTCGGCGATTCGTTCCATATCGTTGTATGCTTGCTTAAATTCTTCACCCATTTTATTCACCTTTCTGTTTTAATTTTGCAATCAATTTTTTCACGTCGTCTGGCCCGAAAGCATATTTGGTACCCAGCCCCGGCAATTCAAACTTGCCCATCTTTTCGATTTCCGGCAACGCAATTTGTTCCAGTGCATCAATATCAATAAATCCATTTTGCGATATAATCGGCAAAACCCGGTCAAAGTTATTATGCACATACATTTTGGCGGCCAACATAGTGGCAACGTTTCCAACAGAAAAATCAAACCCGTTAAAGGTTTCTGTAATATATTCTTGCACGGCTGATTTAGCCAAATCGTTTCTGATTTTCATTTTGTCCCCCGAATATAATTACAGGGCAGGGAAAGGACTGCCCTGTATGCGTGGTTATTTCGCCGCAACTGCTCGTGTAGCATTCAACGCAACTTCGCCGGTTGTGGTGGCTTCTGTTGTCGTTAATACCTGTGCATTCGCAGTCAGCGGTGTGCTTGCAGCCAAAGGCGTTGGGCATATGCTGTTGATGCCAATCTTTTTCTGCAATGGAACTGTTTTGCAGTCAACATATGCAAACATTTCCTTCTGGTTTTTATCAATCTTGTAATCCAAGAAACGCAGATTATCTCTGATTTCCTGTGTATTCAAGGCTGATTCTTTATCCAGATGCGCAAAACGATGGTCAACTTCACGGTTATTTGCAATGACATAATCCGTTAATGATTTTGTCAGTTGTGCAAATTTTTCGTCCTGACGTTGGTCGGATGCCGCCAAAGCCTTATAGGCTTCTAAGATTTTAGCATCTGTATCACGTGCGGATTCTAGTTCAGAAATACGCTGTGATTGACCCAATTCAAAACGATTTACAACGGTATTTTCGCTGCAACCGCAACCATAGCCACAACCGTGGCCATTGCCATAAAAGCCGTTGCCGCACCCGTTGTTGCAACCGTTTTTGCTGAATGCTTTTGTGACGGCTGGGATTCCAATACCCAAAGCGGCACCCAAAGCACCCACACCCAGTACACTATTGACGGTATTCCAACCCCAACCACCAGATTGTGTTTTCATTTCGTCTGCCATAGTATCACTCCTAGGGTTATGACAGCAGACCATTCTGCTATCTACTAGGAATTTTGCGGGATTTTTTGTTAATAAATTAGAGTGAAAAATAGGGTAATAAATTACCCTGAAATTATGCGTTCTACAACAGATTTGTGGTATTTGAACATATTACTTTGGTCAATGCCAAGCGTGATTGCTATTGCCGGGAAATTCATACGTGTTTCGCCAGTATAACGCAGCATCATTATTCTGCGTTGTGTGGGATTATCGGTTGCATCATAAACCCACTGTTTGAACAGGTCGGGATAACGCTTACCGATTCGGCGTAGAAATATGTGCGTAAAGAACCAATAAACGGCTTTATGCTTTACCACGTCCATTTGTTCGAACTCTCCCATTGCCCAAACTTACTACACGCGGGCCAGATGGGCGACGTGTGCCACCACGACCACCGCCAACGCCAGTTGCTCTAAATTTAATCGTTGCTCTTGCCATTTGTTATACTCTGATTGTTATTTTGTGTTCCTGATTCTAAACTCATTTCGGCCGACATTGTTGTACCGTTAAAACTTTTATCAACATAATGCTTAAACAACAATGCCCAAATTACATTTATCGCAATAATTATAAGCAAAAACCATTTGCACAGCGATAAAAACGTTTCAACGGCCATATGTGGACTGGTTTTATCTGACATAGTTAAACTCCTTTGCGCACAGTTTACAGCACAATCGACTATTTAGCAAGTTTTTTTATTGTGCCAGGAATCCGCACACCATCCACCCAACTTTTATATCTGATGCCGTGTGCGAATCGTCCGTGTTTTTAACGGCGATTGTAAATCCCGTCGTTGTCGGATTTTTTGCTTCGGCCACAATATCAAAAAATTCTGTGCCACTGGTTGGTGTCAACTGCGGGACATAATTCGCATCTTGCAGCACATATCCGTCTGGAAACTCAACAGTAAAAGTGTCGGATATTTTTGGGCCAACGTTGCCCGTGGGCTTGCCAATACCGCTGATTTCGACATAACCATTGCCATATTTTTTGACAGTTGTGTAATTATTGGCCGCACTTGGTGTCACCGGGAATGTTATATCGGATGCACCCAACAGATTTAATGCGTGCTGTTTGGTAATTAGCGAAGTTGGATTCAAGTCTGACCAGGCTGTTGTATCATTACAACGTGGTGCAATGTCCAAATTCAATAACGATATAATATCAATACCATTATTTGATACCAGCGTTGGCACGCCATTAATAACTGCCAGTGTCAATACCGTTAAAAGTTGCGTTGGGTCGTCGTTTTCCAACAATGAAAATTCGCCGCCCACACCCAGGCCACCAATCATATTTTGCGTTTCTGGGCGGTCTTTTCTGATTGCGTTATCACGCAGTGTGCCGATTTCGCTTGAAAAGTCCGCTTGCTCATTTTTAATCGTCTGCAAGTGTTCTGTGATTGACTGCGTGTCTTTAATTGTCGGGGTGTCCGGATTTGACAGCGTGGCTTGAATATCTTCACCGGTCAACGTGACTGTACCTTTATTGCCATTGACTGATGCAACAGCGGCACTGGATGCACCACCTTCCATACTGCCATCTTCGCATACAATACGCAAAGCCGGATTGCCATTAGCATCAACAGTGTGTTCATTCAGGTTTTTCAGGCTATTTGTTGTCACACGAACGGCGACGTTTTCGTTTGAATCAAGTGTGCGTTCCGCTATTGTTGACATTGTGTAATCCTTTTATTTTGTTTCTTCTTTTTCCGAATCTTCAATTTCTTCCCACTTGTCGGCACTGTCGCCGTTGCGCAACACGTCGATATACATTTTTTTGCAATCTTCAAATGTTAGAACGTCCGCAATGTATACCGCCTGGGTATAGTTGCGTTCTTCTTCTGGCAAATCTTGTTCTTCTATGGGCAACAACCATTCGGTATCCAAGTCATTTGGGATTAACACTCGCTGTCCATATTTCATTTGTTATTATTATCATGCTACTGTCCATCCTTTTGCATTCAGGGCTGTTATAATTGTCGGGTCTTCTGCGTTGATACGTGTAATGTTCGCGCTACCAACCGTCAGCGTGCGCGGCGTTGCAGTCACATCTGGCGCATGGTCTGCCATGTAGCGGAACGATTCTATGCTGATACGTGTTGAATTGTCCAGCCAGAAATTCGAGTTGCTCGGCAGGGTCAATGGCAGTTCGACAATCCAAGTCGAACTTACGAACGGCGCGGAATATTTTGATGTGTAATTTGTCGCGTTTGCAGCCATTGTAATTTCTGGCAGTTTAGTCAGAACATAGCAAGAACCACAGAAATAACTAAAATTCGTTCCGTTGCTTGTGTCTAACACATCTGGCAGTTTAGTCAGAACATAGCAAGAACTACAAAAATAACTAAAATTCGTTCCGTTGATACTATACCCCTCGTTGCTTATTGCCTCTAAAAAGCGTTGGTGTTGGCAAAAACTAGAACCATTTGAACAATTTATCCTTAACACCAAATACGCTATGTAATTATACGCCCAGCCGAATTTTGTAGCAGCCCGGTCGAACGTATCACCTGTCGTGTTTGTTGTATAGTAATAAATAACCCAGCGCGTCTTGAATCCACGTCCATCGTCTTTATCTTTGCTCGTATCCCAGTTGTGCGTTATGTTCTCGCCATTATCAGCATAGGTATAAAACGCGCCGTCACTGGTTGCAACTGCGGTCATGCCCGAACTGGATAACTTAAAATCCGATACGTCATTAAAGTTATACAGAATAACCCCAACCTTGCCTGCATAATCGCGCGTATCTTCGTCTAGAATCTTGCGAATATCCCACCAGTTGGGGTTGGGGTGCCACTCGTCTGTTGTCGCACCACCACCCACACTACCATCTTCACAAATCACGCGCAAAGCCGGCGCACCATTTTCGTCAACCGTGTGTTCATTTAGATTTTTAATATTTGTGGTGGCAACGCGCAAAGCCGGCGCGCCGTTCCCGTCCACCGTATGTTCGCTTAAATTGGAATCACTTCGTGCTGTTATACGAACCGCCACATTCCCATTGGCATCCAAAGTTTTTTCTGCGATAGTAGCCATTTAATCCCCCTTAAAAATTTTGACCCGCGCCAACCAATGAATATGCCGGAACGTTGATATTCGGCAATTTGCTTAATGCTGTTGATAATTGCCCCCATTTATAAGCAGTTTCACCGGCCGCACGTGGCATTGATAAAAGTAGCCTACCTACTAAATTAGGCGTTTTTTCTGCGGTTGTCGCACCTGCTGCCGCCAAACCACGGGCAACCAATCCACGCGGCAATCCCGACGATAACATTTGCCCGGCTACAATATTTTTAATGTTTGCGCCACCTTCACGTTCAAGATAATCAACAAGGCTTAATCTTTGACCATAATTTGTTTCGACACCGTCACGCACAAGGCTTTGGAATTTTCTTGTTGCTGTATCTATGCTCGAAGCATTTTTCAGCGAAAATGCTTTTTTAATTTCGCTTAATTCGGTCGCAACGTCACCATAGTTTTTCATTATGGAATTATAAACAGGTGCTTTTTCGCTGATTTCATTTTTAACAGTGCCGTACAGTAATTTTTTCAAACCTTCGGCTCTTGAACCTTCTCTTGTTTCTATACCCCAAATTGCCTGTTTAATTTTATCAGCATCACGAACTGACAGCATATCGTCAGCCGAATTGGCGGTGAACTGGTCAAGTTTTTGACCGATTTTGTCTAAATATTGTTCGACAGCATCGTCCAAAACCCCTTCACCAAGTGTATTTTCTGCACGCAATGCCTTGATTTGGTCTTTAAGACCCGTTAATGATATTTTTTCGTCCGGCAAATTTTTCATTGCTTCTGTGTATTGTGTAGAAGCCCTGTTTTTAATTCTATTGATAGCGGTGTTTGCTTCATCCACAACGTCTGACATTTGACCCTGGCCACGCATATTCGCAAGCAAAGTTTTATCGCCAGTTTGACCTGCTTTATATGCCTGTTCAACAGCATCGCCAGCCCCAGTGACAAAACCAAGACCTTTTCTGACCGCCTTTGCCCCGGCCTTAACACCTTCAACAGCGACCGGAATTGCAGCACCCAACCCGGCAGACAAAGCACCTGTTTTTGCCGCACTTTCCAAACGATTTTCAATGCCACCTTCGCCAGAACCCAAACCATAAAGCGCACCTTGTGCGCCACTGGTCAATGCACCGCGGGCTACTTTCGTACCCAAACTAGCCCCTTTCCCGGCCGCGCCCAAAGCATTTAATGGATTCGCAACCGCGCCGGCAATCGTGGAGCCAATGGCTAACATTGGATGCGCCTGCGAAAATTCTTTTTGTTCCTGTTTTATGGATTCTGCATCTTGACCGAACAAGGCACTTTCGATTTCGTCTGCGAAATCATAGAACAGCCCGCCGCCAAAACCACGGGCAACACCCAGTGCTGTTTCAAGACGTTCAATATTTCTACGTCCCTTTTCTGCGCGCGCGGCGGCTTCTTCTGCAACCGCTTGTTGTTTTGCCCATTCGCCCGACTTTTCTTTTTCTAAAATACGATTTAATACCTTTTCGTCCGCAGCCGGCGCAGCCATCACCTGTTCTGGTGTTGCGCCGTTTTCTGCCAAATAAGCATCAATTTCCGCATCGGATGCACCTTGCGACAGCATTTGTTTTGCGTTATATGCTAAAACTTGCAGTGGTCTTTTTAATGCCATTATTTCAACCCCGAATATTTACTTGTTGTTGGTGCCGGACCTGTTGGGTATGAATAACCCGCCATTGCCGCATTTGATTCTGTTCTGCGATTCCACATATCGACTAACTGCTGACCAGCCAATTCAAATTCATATGGATTCTTTGCATCTTCCATTGCACGCAACAAATCTGTTTCCGCATCAGTAATAACACCCTGACCTTTCATTTGCTGACGTAGTTCAATTACAGACTGTTTACGCAAAGTGTCAAATTTTTTACGTGCCGCACGTTCTTCCGAAGTTGCACCCACAGACCCACGGAATAAATTCGATATTCCCGCCGCCACAGAACCTTGCGAAGCATAATCAGCACGGCTCTTAAAATCTTTGTCAAACGTAGAATAAAGTTGTTCATTTTCGGCCAACAGGGATTTAACCGCATTTGTGCTGGCAATTTGTGGATTGTCTTTTATAAATTGTTTGCGTTCTGCATCTTGCTGTTTTGCAATATCACGCCCTGCCTTTGCAGCATCCAATTCTAACTGCATATTCTGATATGCGGTCTGCGCCTGCCGATTAAGGCTTTTGTCGTACAAATCAGCATATCTCATAGCGGTGTCAACGTCGCCTAATTCCATAGCACGCTGTGCGGCCGCCTGGTAATCTGTACCTTCCGCACCCAGTGCCTTGGCAATCTGACCGGATTGATATTTTTTATTGATAGCACCAACGCCCTGGTCCAATGCCGACTGAAAATCTTTTGATGCTTGGACTTTTCCGGCATTTATACCAGCCAATCGGTCAAACGCACCCGATAACAAAGCAGCATTATTCACAAATTGTACCGCCATTTAATCCCCCTTAAAACAGTTGTGCGGCTGACCCGCCTAATTTATTGCCTAAGGATGCACCTATTGCTGTACCAACCCCAGGGATAATAGAACCTAATGCAGCACCACCAACCGTACCAACCAGCGAACCAATCGCACCAGCCCCAGCACTTCGTGCTTCTGCATCTGCTTTCGCTTTTGCAACACGTGCAGCATATTCTGCATCGTACGTGCCACCAAATTGACCGCCTGCACCCTGCATAACAGCGGACAGCGGATCGTATTGTGCCTGCGTTAATGCCTGACCCAGGCCGATGTTCTGTGTCGTCGCACCTGCCAACGCACCAGCACGGGCAATTTCATTCTGTAATGCCTGTGTCTGATATTCTTGTCCACGGGACACAGCCGTATCTGCTGCCGTCTGCAATGCACGGGTATAAGAATCGTCTAATTCCTGCATCGCCTGATTATATGCAGAACTGCCAACCGGCACGCCCTTGGCAATCAAATCCGCTGATGCACGTTCTTTTGATTTTTCATAATCCTGTGTCAGATAACGTGTGCTGGCGTTGTAATATGCATCTGCGGCCGCCGTTGGGTCCGTACTAAAATCCTGCAACCCAGCATAAGCACTTGTAATTGACCGTGGGTCAACCTGTTTTAACAAACTGGCCCCCAATGCAGAACGCTGCAAATCTGTGCCGGCACTGGTTGTTCTGACGGTCTGTAAACCTGTTGATGGGTCTGTGTACCATTCATAACCAGCCCCGGTATCAGAAGACACGCCAACTTGGCTATATTTGCGTGCTAATTCCGCCGCTTGAATCTGTTCGGCCTGTGCGGCAGAACGATCATACGTAGGCATATTGCTTGAACTTTTGCCCATTTTAACCCCCTAATAAAAAAACCAATCAGAAAGGCACAAACTGATTGGTTATATAATTCTTATAAACTTGACACAATGATTATTACAATTCGGGTGTTTAATGTCAAATGTATTTTGCCCACCTGGTATTGAACCAATCTTCATACAGCATCCCAAAATATAATTCGTCGTTGATGCCGTCAAACGCACAACGCTTACAGCCTTCTAATTGAAATCCCAGTCGCAATAAAAACTGCTGACAATGCGTATTTCGTGACGACACAATGCACGTTAATCTTGGCCGGTGGGTGAATGCGTGTTCAAAGAATGCAGCTATTGCTGACCGTGTTAATTGAAAGCCCGGCGCATATATGTCCAAATAAACTTCATACGGGCATATATTTATCGTGACAATGCCGACCGGCTTTCCGTTGTCGTTAAATTCCACAATTTCGTCAAATCCGTCCATTGTATAACCAAGTCCAGAATTAAGTTTGGCAAACAAGGCCTTGGAAATGTCGGAATCTTTTTTGTGAATAATTACTTTCATATTGTAAACCCCCTTGCCCGATATTGTAAACTTTTGCGCCGTCAGTTGTAAAGTTTTATTTGACAACTGGCCGCGTCAATGATATATTAAATATCGCAAAGGGAGTTTAACAATGAAAGTACAAAAATTTAACAGAAAAACCCATCAGTATGAAGATTATGAATTGCCTGCCGGTGCTAAGGGATACAGCAACGATATGGATGCAATAGTGCCTTGTGCGGCCTGTGGCAAAGATACAAGATTCGGTGACGGCTTTTCCAGCCTTGAAATTCAAAGTCCATTTGGTCTTGGTTATATGGTATGCGAAGAATGTTATCGTCAAGAATTAGAACACAAACTGAAAGGTGGGGACAAAGAATGAACTACAAACCTTACCCGAAACAAAAAGAAGTTTTAGATTTTATGAACAAATATAAAAACTTTAATGTTGTTATGGGAAAGCACCAGACAATACTTATACCCAAAGGTAAAAATAATGATTTGTAAACATTGCAATAAACAAGTCCATCGTGCGTTAAGGTTGACCAAGTGCGGCAAAGTACTGGCGACTGAATTTTGCACGTATAAATGCTATTTGAAATTTTGGAAAGGCACTGATAAATTTATACCATTGCCAGAATATAAGGACTGAAAATGGGAAAAGCACACATATCATACAAAAGGATTAAAAAAATGAACGATAAACCACATAAAATGACAAATAAAGAAATGTTGGAAGAATTAGACCGTCTTCGCAGTATGGTAATAAAACAGTCTTGCCAAATCAAAGCCGCAACAGAATCGTTGGAATTTTACGCAAATACGCATATTGGGTCACCGAATATAGACGGCACATACACAATCTATATGTCCCCAAATGATGCCGTTCACGTTTCTTATACTTATGATCCGAATGTGGCAAGCGTGCCTTAAAAATATTAAAAGACAAGGATTAAAAATGATAACAAATATAATGCTTACCATTATGGTATGTGCGCTAGCACTTGTATGGATTTACAACTTTGTCGTGTCTTTGATAGATTTTGTAGGGTGGAATTTTGCGATATGTTCGGGTTTTCTTGCTGTCGCATGTTCTGCGTGGGCTATTTGGACACTAACTTTAATATGGGGGTAGCAAATGACAAGTAAATTGAAATGTCCGTTTTGTGGGGAAACGCTGCGAAAATATGGCGAAGTTGACCCGGACACAAGGACAAGCATAGTTTTAGGTGCCAATTGCCCTAAATGCAACATAGGGAACAGTGATATAAAACTCTGGCAAGCCCTGATACAAGCAAAACAGGATTTGGAAATAGCACGAAAGGCGTTGAAAGATGCTAGAATATTCGCAGACACGCATTGCATTGCGACTGCTGTTAAAACCATAGACAAAGCCCTTACACAGATAGAAAATAAGGAATAGATATGAACAAAGACAGATTTCGTTTTAGAGTTTGGGATAAAAAGTCGGGGACTTATGATGGCCGGACAGATTTTATTTTGTTTGACGATGGCACGCTTGGCGAATTTGATTATGGCGACATACACAATCAGGACTGGTATGTTGTTGAACAATGTACAGGATTAAAGGACAAGAACGGCAATCTGATTTATGAAGGGGACGTTGTAAGTGGTAGATATTTTAACCCATATCATTCAAAAACACCAAATCCAAAAATAAAAGGGGTTGTGCGTTTTATTCAAGATAGAATGATTTGGATTATTAAAGAAGGCGATTGCGGGTATGATTTTCAACATTGTATGCCGACAAAAGATTATTTTGAAATCGTCGGCAATATACACGAACAAAAAGGCCAACAGAATGGGGTATAAATACAAACGCCATATTTTATCTATTTTTACGCCACCAAGTGTAAAAAACGAATGCGAATTTTGCGGTTGTAGGTGCCGTGCAGACCCACGGTTCCCGACGATAATAATTTGTCCGTGGTGCGGGGATAAATACTTACAAGAATTAAAAAAACAAGGATAAACAATGATTCACGAAACCATAGATTCAATTATACAATGGCACAAACAGACCTTTCCGGATGCAACGCTTCGGGGGCAATTAAAAAAGTTTGACGACGAAGGTCTGGAATGGCATCAATCTGACCGGGCCGATATATCGGAACTTGCCGATATGGCAATTGTAGCCTGCGGAATCGCAAGATTTTCCGCAGAATATGCGTTATTATGTTTTAGCGAAGTATATGACCAACTGGTACTTTCTACGCATAAGCGGTCGCAGTTGGCCAAGGCAATCGATAAAAAAATGGCAATCAACCGCCAGCGGAAATGGAAAAAGACCGGTGGCAGTTTTCAACACATAGAAGGTGACAATGAGTAAAGGTGCAGTTAATATGAACGAATCCAACGTGGAATATTACACGCCGGCAAAAATCGTTCATAAATTTGGTCAGTTTGATTACGACCCGGCAACAACACCGGACAAGGCACGTGACCTTGGGATTCCATATTATGACACTATTTTGTCGGATGGACTTTTATCCGATTGGACAAAGTATAAACGTATATGGATAAATCCGCCATTCAACATAAAGCACAAGTTTTTTCACAAAGCGGTCGCAACATATCGTGCAGCAAAAAATGAAATTTATTTTTTATGCCCAATCGAATTCTTGACAACTAAAAGATTTTGTGATTGTTTGCGCGGGGGGGGGTAGGAATAAAACTATTTG